CTTTAAAACTTGTTCAGATTTATAAGTCGCTTTATTGATATACTCTAATAGTATCGTGGGTTTTGGTCTACTCATATACGTAATCCTTTAATTAACTACGTATATATTTATCTTTTTTTGATAGAAAAACTAGTACTTTATATTCGATTGAATACAAATTGCCTGAGTATTCAATTTAAAATGTCCGTTACCCTCGCCTACTTCTTGGATGAGTACATCTCTAGCATTAAAGCACTCTTCCATAGTCATAGGTAAATCAATTGTAGTAGCAAGAATGCCACCATCAAGATTGACCATAATATAAACAAGTACCCACATTATTTCCATCCAGCACCACCATCCATGCTAATAGTTACAACGTCATTAGCACCGTCTTTATTTTCGATAACTAATTTTTCTAAGCGTCCTTGTTGATTGGCCATTACAATACCTAATGTAGTTGCTAGATTCTTAGCAGTTGTAATATCCATTTTTATTTCTTTAGCATTAGAATTGTCAGCACTTTTTACTTGTGATAAAAATGCTTGAATGGGTAAAGTGTTAATTGGATCGTTTGTTTGCATTACTTAACTCCTGACGCATTGTAAACTCAGTTTTAAACGGTCCTTTGTATTCGTATGATTCAAGTGTAACTAGTTTAGGACAAAAACTTCTTACCCAGCCTTTATTAAACTTAATAATATAGTATCCTGCGGCATACAAACTTTTAGATTTTTTACTTTTAGTAAATAGAGGCAATTTCTTTTGTACATTGTACATCACATTGTAAGGTGTACCACTAGTAGCAAATCCATGGATTACTTTTTCAATAGTGTTACTATCTGTAATTGATGCTTTGTCCCAACTAATAGCGCCAATATAGTTGTTGAAGGATTTTGTATCATTAAAGTATTCAGTACCAGTTGAACAACTATACATAAGTCGTTTGTCATCTTCTTTTGACAATGTACCGATACGTTCTCCATTGGCTTCAATTATCCAAAATTTATTTTTTAAAATAGGTTTTGCTTTAATCATAATACCTCCGTTTCCTTCATATATCGTCCGTTTAAAGCATTAGCATAAATTTGTACATTTTCACTAATACGTTGCATATCATGCTTCGCACAGAACTTCATAAGATAAAGTCCTACTTGCGAAATTTCTTTAGGTTTTTCAATAGCGTCTTCAATTACATCGTTTATAATAATACGAATATCATTAGGTTGTGCTGTGAGATCACAAAGTACTACATTGCGTTGATAGTCGTCAAGCACACGATGTTCTACACCTTCGTGATCCATCCAACGTTGTAGCATAAGATTATTCCAATTAAAGCCTTTTGATTCTCTATCTTCAAATGCTTCTAACAATCCTACTTTCTTTGTAGTACCTTTCTTACGTACACCAGGATAAGCACTGAATACATTGTCACTAGTATCGCCACGCATACATTTTTCAAACAACAGCCATTCAGGATTAGGTGCTTCTTTAGGCAGTTTAGTTTTCTTGTCAATAACTTCCTTGCCTTTGTCGTCAAAATAACCTTCATGTGTAATAGTTGTATTACTTACACCATTATACTGTTTTACATTAGGAGCAATAAGTTGTGCAAAGTCACCGTCTGTACTAACAATAATATGGTTGTCTTCAGGATGTGCTTGCGTCCAGCCAGCAATAAGATCATCTGCTTCTAGCTGTGGATGTTGCAAGACAGTACAGTTTGTTTTGCTAGAAACAAACGTATTAAACTCATCAAACATTTCCCAGAAGATTGTATCTTCTTCTGCTTGTGCTTCAGTAAGTGCTGCACGAGCATCACTGCGGTTACGCTTGTAAGGCTCATAGTAGTCTTTACGCCAACTGCGTCCTTCTAAACAAAATACGACATGATCAGCATTAAAGTCCGTCCATGCTTTTTTAATACTATTAAGTGTAATATGAAAAGCCATACCTACTTTAGTATCTAAGTCACCACGTACTACGTGTCGAGCTCTAAAGAAAGTGTTTGCTGTATCAACTAGTATATACGTTGCCATTTAATTCTTCTTCCACATATCGTTTAAGTTCATGATCACCAATATTATCGGGGATCTCGTTTTTATAAAAAAGTCTGTAGCTGTCACTACCGTATTTCCCAATACCATATAACATAGTAGCATCATTTCCGTCCCATGTCAAGTAATCTTTTGACATTTGGCGAAGACGCTTCTCTCGAACATTTAACATGCCCAGAGGTTGTATAATCATTTTGATTGTGTCTGGAGCAGTATTTATCAAGTGTATAGGTGTGGGACAAATGCCAAACAGCATAGGAAGAACACGCTTTACTTGTTTACGGTTTGTTTGATTTAAACAAATAACACCCACCATGTGTTGCCACACAGTAGATACTTGCTGTTGGACCATTAAATCATCACGCATTAAGATACTTCACTTTTGTTATCATCAACCTTAGTTGTATTAATATAACCTGCTCCGCGTTTTGGATCTTGACCTTCTTCTTCAAGCATTTGTGATACAATGTTTTTCCACCATTGGTCTACTATTGCTTCTTGACTATTTCCAATATATCCAGCATCCATTAGTTGTTCTATAAACTCATTATTCCAATCGAGCTCAAAGAACCCATTCTTGATATCTTTTGGATTCACTTGTGTATCTAGTACACCAACCCAAGGTTTGCCTGCTTTAGTTGCTTCATTCTTTTCTTGTTCAAGAATAGCTCTGCGCTTTTCTTCTGAAGTCATTTCAACAGTAGTTTCTTCTGCTTTTTTGTCTCTTACAAGTTTATTCCACCAACCCATCATATTAGTCCTTTTTCTCTTAGCTCGTCGTCTAAGTTTTTTTGAACAGGCGCTTTCATAGCCTTTTCATGTTGTTTATTTTTGTACACTTTATCAAGTTCCCCAGGCATTTCCGAATAGGCTGATGTGGAGTCTTGGTGTGAACCTCCAACCTCGCTCCATACATGCTTCGGCGACTTCTTTAACATTGAGGTTATACTCTTCCGAACGTCCGCCAAGCGGCATAAGATATACTGGACACTCAACGCCTGCGTCACGGTATGCTTCCACAGCTCTAGTAACTTCGTCAAAATCATCTTGAGTAGCGACAACAAACTTGAGATAAATGTCACTGCCGTTAACAGTGTTATACTGACTAGCAACATTAGGCAATATAGCAGTTTCCCAAGGTTCTCCGCTAACACTAAGTTTCGGGGAGCAACTCCAAGTAACTTCAAATCTGTCTTGAGTGTTAAGATAGTTGTAGAAATCTTCGTGTAATTTTTGTGTAGTATTTGTTTCAAATGTGACATTTTTTAAATCCTTCATACGTGGGTGTTCAAACAATTCAACATAAAGTCGTTGCCATGCTAACAACGGTTCACCGCCTGTCATAATTAAATGGATGTCTTGCCCGTTATCCATTGTCCACTTACCTTCTGGAGTAAGTGACAGCAAATGTTCAACCACTTCTTCAACGTCTGCTTGTTTATTAAAGTGCTTGAATTCTGGATAGATACTAGCATAGGTATCACAACCTGTGTGGATAATAGGCAAGTCATTAAACTCTTTTGTAGTTTTATGAACATCACTTGCAATTAGATCTGCAACTTCTTGATTGTGAATAATGCCCATTTTTTGTTTATCATCACGCATAGGTTCATTCTTTAAACCAAAGTTCATACAACGGAAGTTACAACCGAATGTGCGTAGAAATACACTGGGTACTCCTACAAATTTGCCTTCGCCTTGTACACTGTAAAATGCTTCTGAATATCTTAGTTTCATTGCTGGCTTCCTATTAACTGCTTCATGCGACGGATATCCTTTTTCAAATACTGGAGCTTCCATTAGCAACTAAACTCCTGTTGTAGTTTGATGTTGTCAAAGAACTCTTTCTTTGTACCTGCGTCATCTTTAAACGCACCTTTAAGAACTGTAGTCTGTGTAAGACTGCTTCTAGCCATAATGCCTCGATTCTCACAACAGCCGTGGGTTGCTTGAATGTAAACACCTAAGTGTTCCGCATCAGTTGCTTTCTGAATCTCACGTGCTATATCATTTGCTAGTTCTTCTTGTAGTGTACCACGTCTTGAACACCATTGTGCGATACGTGTGTATTTGCTAAGTCCAATAAGTTTGTCTGCGGCAATAATACCAATATATGCTACACCGCTTACTGGCTGGTGGTGATGTGAACAAACACTCTTGAGTTCTGAACGCACAACTAACATACCTTCATAACGTTCTTCGCTATCATTAGGAAATGCTGTTGCGCTAGGCATAGGATCATAACGTCCTGCCATTAATTCATTGTAGTACATTTTAGCAAGACGTCTTGCTGTACCTTGTGAATTAGGATCATTTACTTGATCAATTAGTAGTGTATCTAGTACACTTTGAAATGCTACAGTGGCTTCTTCAATAAGTTCTTCTTTGTCACCTTTTTGTAATACGTGACTGATATTATCTCCAGCCCAGTAACGCACCTTTGCGTCTTCTAGTCTGGCTTTAATTTGTTCAACTTTACTCATATACTTCTCCGATGTTTAGGCAGTGGATTGCCAATATTAGTTTATATTATATACTTTATTTAGGTCAATGTCAAGAACTTTTTACATAATTTAGATAATCAATAGCAATTAATCTATGTATATCTTTAGTGTAATGTTCTCCGTCTAGTCTGTATTCATCTGTTTCTATATTAATAGATTTAGATAACTGTAAATATCCTTCCGCAGAAGAGGTTGCTTTTTTACCGGCTAACCACTCGCCGTACATTTCTACGTTATTTGGTACAAATACTCTGTTGTTGATCGACCATTGATACCATTTGATATCTCGTCTAGCACACATTGTATCAATTGCTAATAAATCTAAACAATAATCTTTGTATTGTAAAGGAGTTACTAGTTCATGCCAAAGTTTTGTATAGATATACTTTTCATGAAAAGGTTTAAAATCTGCTTGTACTTTCATGTCATCAAAAAAGAAACCTTTAAATTCTTCATAGTTTTCACTTCTAACTTGATCAATCATTTCGATATAGTTTTCGGTTACACGATGATCAGTATATCTATGTATCATTTTGTCTTTTGGTTGATCATTATCTAAGTAAAGATCTGCTCCTGTAGTATCGCCAGGATCTAAGTTTCGAGAACAAGAAAGTAAAAACCTGTTCCAGTATGTTGACTGTACAAATACTTCATCAATGTCATCGTAGCGATCGAGCATTGATTTTAACCAAGCAGGATACTTTCTATTACACCCGCCCGGTTGACTATAAATTATAACTTCTTTATTATTTTCATCGGCATAGATTTCAGCATAGTTGTTGTCTTGCCATGCTGAAACTACATTATCAATTTCGTAATAACCGTGTGCGTGACTATCGCCGATGAAAAGTGTTTTAGCCAAAGTATTTGTCCAACATTTCTAGTCTGTCATTAGCAGTGGCCATTTTATCTAACTCTTTTTGAATTGTTTCGATAATATCTGAATGCTCACCAATACCTACAACATTCTGCATGTATACTTCAATATTAGTTTTGTGC